GGTATAGACTTGTCTGCAAACAGTCAGTTCTTCCTCTGGCATACCTGGTTCCATGATGTTTTCTCACGACCCTCAAAAGAGGGCTTCGATATTGTCATTGGCAATCCACCATACGGCGCTAAATACGACAACCAAACAAAGAGGTATTATAAGAATACCTATGTGACGGCAAATAGTATCCAAGGATTACAGAAAGGGTCTCTTGACACATATACCCTATTCATAGAATTGGGATACAATCTGCTTAGGAAGAATGGAAGCTTTGCCTATATCGTTCCAATATCCTTGACATCGAGTGATTCCCTAACAGGTGTGCACCGTCTTTTGATAGGAAATTGTGATACCATATACATATCATCGTATGCAGTACGTCCCAAGCCTGTTTTTGAAAATGCTATAGTAAACACTTCGATACTCTTTTTTAAGAAGACAGAAACGCCTTGTCAGCATCTTTTTTCAACCAAGATGCACAGAAGAGGGAATGAGTTTGAATTGCAAAAGCTTATTGATAATATCAACTTTGTTGATGTCAATGGTTATACAATGACAGGTCGTATTCCAAAGATTGGCAGTAAAATGGAGAAAAACATTCTCACAAAGATTTTCAAAAATACTCCAATTAAAACTTTTTATGATGATAAAGGTGAACCAATCTATTATAGGACAACTGGAGGGCGATATTTTAAGGTAGTAACAAATTATCCGACTGGTTCAACTAAAGAGAAACCACTATACTTACAAAAGCGACTAACGAATGCTATTGGTTGCATTCTCAGCAGTTCTTTGGCATTTTGGTTTTACCAAATCTATTCTAACAATCTTGACTGGAAGACATACGAGATAGAGAATTTCACCATTCCACAGCTTTCAACTGAGAATATTGAGTATCTTGACAAGTTATATACTCGTTATCTTTCCGACATAGAGGCTAAGGCCAACATAAGAACAACATCTGGAAAGTCTACCTATAATGTCGATTCATTTAAGGAATATAAAATCGTACGGTCAAAAACTATCATTGATGAAATTGATGATTATATTTGTCCTCTATATGGTTTGACGGAGGAAGAAACAGACTTTATTAAAAACTATGAATTAGAGTTCAGACTCGCAGGAGAATAGACAGTGGAGGGTTAAACGCCCTCCACAATCTTTATTTCATTTTCAGATAGTCCGTAAAGGTTATATACTAGACAATCAATCTCATGCTCACTTGAAGATACATCTGTCTGTTTGTTTGTTGCCTTTGCATTAAGGATGTTTTCAACCTTTAATGCTATTTCCTTCTGCTGTTGTTTTGTTCCAATAGCAATCGGTAAAGCTTCAATTGTTGATGCCTTAAGCGTATAAGCCCCTCCAGCTGTCATAACGCCAATAAAACCAAAGTAATAGCGCAATAATTTACTATTCAATAATCCAAGAATAAACCTGATTGGAATAGTTTCTGAAGTCAGAATATAGGCGTTACTTGGTAAATAGTGTTGCTCTGTATCAAGTGTATATGCCCATTTATCAGCAGTTAGTCCCCAGATAATTTTTTCAGATTTTTCAAACTCACGGTAGTATGCCGTATTATCCAATATTTCAAACCATTTATAGTTTCCAGGTTTACGTCCTTTTGTACTATCCTCGGGGGTTTTAGGCTTAAGATTATCATAAAAACCATATAAATGTTTTTTTATAAATGGAAATTTCTCAATATCTGTTCCTCTCCGGGTAAAAATTAAATTCTCTTCACTTTCATTGTAATACCATTTTCTAATATTACGTCCTTGTAGCATATTCTTTATAATTTTGCTATTATTGTGATCTTCTGCTATAAGTTTGTTGCGTTGCTCATTCGATATTATGAATGCAGGATTATATCCAGTGGTAACTCCTCGATATATTTTCACACCTTCAATATTTTTTAAAGACAAATGTCCATTTTCGATTTTTTCCTTTAACATCAATTGCTTCTTATCTGAAAATGACCACTCTTTTTCGTCTAGATAGTCTTGCGGATAACTACCAAACATACTCTGGCGTTCAACAAATTGTCTCTTAAACTCTTGGAAATTAAGCTTATAAAACTTTTCATATACAAACAGATTCTTTTTCATCTTATTTTTCTTAGAGACATTAAAAATTACACTTGACACCAAGACATCTTCAAAAACCTCTACTTGTTCGAAGTTGAGAATAATGTTTATATGTTGAGAAGAAAGTTGCTTTCTTACCTTTTCACCATAGCCTGTATTAAAAAACTTGTTGGTGGTGATATACGAGATTATTCCCTTTTCTGCGAGAAGACTCAATCCTAGTTCATTAAAATATATACTCAGGTCAGCAGTTCCCGAATAAATAGAAAATATTTCCTTTAAGGTACTTGCAATATATTTTAATTTTTTTGCTTCAACATATGGCGGATTGCCAATGACAATATCGAAGCCCTCTTTTGAGGGTCAACAATATGTCATTGATACAATGCTTCCACAAGTCCATTAAGTTGTTCTTCCAATTCGGAGTAGTCTGTATTTTTTTCTCGGCGATGTAGAATCTCTTTTGCTATAATTCCTATAGAATTTTGTACTTCTCTTTGTGGAATAGGTATTGGAAGATTGCGGATATGTTCTGGATATATGTGATAGTCACCTCCTCGTTGGTCTGCCAACAACTGGTCAGCCATAGAAGAATTAAGGATACCCAACAAATAATATAGGTCAACCTTTTCAGATAGAGATTCCATAGCTGCACGGTTATGTTTGCAGAATTTCTTGATACTTGAAGATAAACTCTTATTATAGACACCTTTCAGGTCTTTCCATAAGACAGCACAAAACATAGAATCGCTATGCAAGAAATGAGTGTCCATATCAAGATATACCTTTAGAACGCCTAAGCGATTTATCAATAACTTGGGACAATCGTACAGTTCACGGAACGTCGGACGGCGTAATTTATCTGGGCATCGTTCCGTGTTCCATTCAAGATAACGTACCCGTTTGACTTGAAATTTATCTATATCCTTTGCCTCAATATACTTTCTACAATGGATGGCATCGTATGAATCACTTATCAAATCCTCTTTTTTGAATGCTCCTTGGGCATCCTTCTCATTGGCATTAACGACCATTCCTACGCTTATATAGCAGAAGTCACCCAAGACATTCATATTGACAAAACGGTTTCCAGTTCTTTCCTCTTCTGTCAAGTTCCAAACATAATTTTTATTGTCTTGCTTTAATTCCTCTGGAGATTTGCTTAACACTTCACGGATAATCTTGTCCTCAAAGATTTGAGTGATGCGAAGTTCACCCTCTGGCTGACTGTTCTGGATAAATGGAATACAGTTACTCACCGTGGCATTTTCAAAAATCTTTGTTCCGTTTAGATCGGCTATCTCCAATAAGCGATACTCTTCTGCAAGCATCTTACGGAGTTTCTTACCATACTTTTGATTTGTCAAAGGATATGGTACAATCATAGCAAAGATGCCTTTAGGACATAGTAGTTGTAATCCAAGTTCCATAAAAGGCACATACAAATCCCATTTTTCATTAAGCGATTTATATTTCTTGCTTGCCACAATGCGTTTTCGCTGTTCATTCAATTCTGGTGATGCAATCTGTGTTGGAGCACTGATGTATGGTGGGTTACCAATGGTAATGTCGAAGCCGCCCCCGTTTGAGGGTCGATTCTGTAGTACATAAAAATTAATGATAGATACCATAATCCTCCCATCCTTCTTGTTGGCAGTTAATAGGTATATGAAGCCCTGTATAAACTAAATAACGATATAATGTTGTTTTTGATACTTTTAATTTCTTGGAAATAACCGTCTTTTCAGTTCCTTTAGCCAATTCTTTTACGATGTAATCGTGCTTGTTAGCACATTTGGGATTGAGTCTACAGCGAAAGCCACGACAATGACCAAGTGTTGCACCTTCTGCTTTTTTTCTTGCCAGTGCTTCTTTAGTACGTTGGCTGATAAGATTGCGCTCAATTTCTGCAGATAATCCAAAAGCAAATGCAAGGACCTTACTTTGTATATCTTCACCTAATCGATAATTATCTTTGATTGTCCACACTCTACATTCCTTTGTCATACAGATATTTAAGATTTCCATAATCATAAAAAGATTACGTCCAAGACGTGAAAGTTCACTACATATGATGATATCATCCTTACGCACTTTACGTAGTAAACGACCAAGTTGTCGTTTCGTGTAATTTTTCGTACCACTGATAGTTTCTTCAATCCAATCGTCAATTACTAATTTATTACATTTACAAAAATTGTTTATTTCAAAACGCTGGTTCTCTACAGTCTGTTTGTCACTGCTTACTCTAATGTATCCGTAAATCATAATTTTTCATCATAAACTGCTATTCTTAATCCGCTTTTCACTAATTTTTCAATATTTTTATCCAAATCTTGTATAGAAAAATTAACAACCAATATACCTTCTGCATTACTAATAGCATTAATATGTAAAACTCCGGAAGCATATTCTGCATCCTCTTTATACAATTCGTAGCTATCGCCAACTCGAAATAGAATAATTTTATCAGGGTATATATTTTTCAAATTATCAAATACTTCTATCATTTCATATTATTTTAATCTTTCCAGTACATCCTTGTTGGCTTCGAGTATCTCATCGAAAGAGGGGATAGGTATATAAGCCTTTATTGCATTATTTTCATAAAATGTAAAAGGATAACTCCTATATCTTGCAAACTTATCCCAGCATTTAAAGAAGTAAACAATAGCAATAATATTCCCATCAGTAACAAGGTAATACCCATCCTTTTCCGGCAACCGTTCCTCAACGCTTATCCACGGAGATTGCTTTGCCTGCCAGTCTGCACCTTTCTTAAAAGCCCGTAATGCAACCGATTTTGCCAATGCCTTGATAGCTATACTGTCTCTTTCATCATAGGCAAGCTCTGCATCTTTATTATATGTACTTTCACTCCAATGAGTGCGGGCTGCTTCTTCTACTGTCTTCATTGTATCTTATTTCAGTTTTTCTTCAAATTCAGCAATTATACAATCTGCATCACCGCCATGTACCCAATTATCCAATACAGAGGACAAGGCTTCGATAGCTTGCTCCTTCTGCCATTCAGCACCAGCCTTAAAAAGAGGAACGGCATATTTTTGAATTGCCGCATTAGATATTATGTAGTGCTTCGGGTCTTTATGCATTTTATAAGCAACATGAAGCTCTTGTATAACTTTCTCACGTTCAATTCTTGCTGCTTCTTCTACTGTCTGTTTCATACTTTAGTTCTCCATATTAGGTGTTATATCTTGAAAATATGCCCATTTGACAACATCAGCAAATCGTGTATACCAAATAGTGTTATCTTCTATATGATAATATCCACATCCATAAGTGCCATCCGAAAGGATGTAAATACAAAACCTTCTTTCCTCCGGCACTTCGCTTGCATCATGCCATACGCTATTGATACGCCATTCAGAGCCGTTTTCAAAACCAAGAGCAATAAATTCCTTAATATCGGAAATACCACTCGGAACTCCTCTTCTTCCAAATGAATCAATTACTGATTTTGCAAATCCTTTTGCTGCTTCTTCCAATGTCTGTTTCATATTCTTCTCGATTAAATTATTACCATGACATCACGCTTTCTGGCAAATATAGAATCCGTCATATAGTACGTGATGGCTTTCTCTTCCGCATCTCTCAACAATTCGTGTTTAAGAATCTTATAGTAAGAGTTGGTATGCTCTGTATAGACCATGATTTCCCTTACCCGTTTCAAATCGTCTAAAAAGGATTGAGGGTTATGTTCCTTTATTTTCTTTATATTCATAATTGACCGTCCTTCTTTACAATTCTACCATCGTCTAACAACGTGTATAGTTTGCCCTTATATGCCAGAGCACAACACCATTGGCGGGCATACTTCAAATACTGATGCAATTTGTATCTGTGCGGGTGTTTCTGCATCTTTTTTTCTATTCTTTTCTTCATGTTACGTCATTAATGTGAATTTCCCCTTTCAAAACTCGCTCTACCTGCCTGTCTATTATTCCTTGGAATTCTATTTGGCAAATAAGAGAACAATCAGGCATGATTTCTTCTGGTATTTCTCCACGGTTAGGAGAAAGCTCATCAAGAAATATTTTTCCCGATTTGTCTTTCAGACACGTTGCACCCACTTCTCGTTCAATTACTGCCATTCGGTTGAATACCTCCGGGAAGTCTTTCCGTATCTTATTCCAATAGCCCATACCACCTTTCACACAACCGATGCAGTTGTTGTTATTGTAACCCATCTTGTACATGGCAGGGATTTCAATGCCAGCTTTCCATAGCATACCCATTGCATCCTTTTTGGTTATCTGTCTTTCAATAAGCGGGAATAACGGCTTTGTATCCGGATATTGTTGCTTTAGGCGAATGGCACGGTTAATCTCTTTCGGGTCAAAATCAAATCCCCAGACTTGACCGTCCCAATCCCCCAACTCTTTTTCTAACTTGTAACGGACTTGTTTCTTTAGTTCAAATGTACAAGCTGCGCCAGTAGGACCATTAATAAATCTTTTCTTAGCCAACACATCCTCTACGTTGAGATACTTATCGCTTCTGATAGTATGTATCGGGCGATTATACCATCTTCTACAATCAGATAGGAACCGGGTGTTATCAGGATGCCCGGAACCTGTTTCGATATAGTAAATCTGCACATCATCATACAGACTTAGTGCTATCTTACAAGCTACTGCGGATGTTACACCGCAAGAAAACCATGCTATTATCATATAGATTATTTTTAATTCGATTTTTTTCTTTCATTCCGTTCCCGATTGTCTTCCGAAACACACATTTTACACCATGATGTCTTGATATGATACGCCTTTCCGTTGCGGTAGATTGTCCTGTCATAGAAGCAGGATAGCAAAAGCAGTCTTTTACAGCGGCTACATACCTTGCGTTCTACACCGTCCACCATCACCCGGTTTCTCGGCTTCCGTTTCACTATCTCACACTGGCCGCATTCGGATGCACCGTACTTCCGGCAATAAGCAAGGGAATGCTTGACACATTTCGCGAAAGAGGTGCAATCGGAGCGGGGGACTGTCTGATGAACATTCATATTTCTATTACGTATTAAAATAGGCTGGCCTGAACCAAAGTACCTTTACTCGTTTTTGTTTCTCCGAAACACTCTTGACGAAAACGAATGTTACCCGCTTCAAAGTAGTGTTTATCCTTATCGCATCCCCAGAAATCAAACCCAAGTTTATAGGCAGCAATCCTATCGCTCTGACTGCCCATGTGAGGACTTCCAATCTTATGCCCAGGATTCGCATAATTATTAAGCAACCATCCATACAACGCAACAGGTTTCTGATTAGGGTGAATGCGCATTTCTTTGTTCTTCATGTTTTCCTGTAGCATTCCGTGCCATCTATATTTAAATTTTCTGACGGCAGTCGGAAATGAAGTCCATGCCAATTCACAATCGGCGAAATCATTCATTCCATTATCTTTATCCCAAACTATCCAGCAACTGCTATCAAAAGGAATACGGCTTATAAAATGGTTGGCTCCCCATATTATTTGCTTTTTAGAAACTCTAATAAGTTCTTGAAAATACTCTTTGGGTGGTGCATCTTTATCGTTTCCGGAATAACAGATATATGACTTTGATATGGCAATCTTGCTTCGAGTACCATTCTTTTCGCCATCTTCTCCAATTCCATAGGGTGGGTCATCTATTATCAAATCAAAAAACTTATCTGGAAACTTAGATAGAAAATCCATTCTATCACAGTTATATACTTCACTTATAGGCATAGTTTGATATTTTTCCGTTTTCGTATCTCAGAACCACTCTTCATTCGCTCCAACCTCTACCGAAAGCCAGTCCATGAGGAGGGTTATAAGGTTATAAATAGGTTTCATTTGAGGGAACATCCTTCGGTTTCCAGTCATTAGGAACTTTCGCCCATTCTCTGAAAGCGCTGTCGAATCCGTCCAAATCGGAAAACAGATCCATCTTGGCAGTATCGGTAGTGACAAGGGTGGCGAACTCTTTGAAATACTTGTCAGCAACTCTCACAAAGTCGTTGTGCAGCTTTTTCAAGTCTCCAAGCAGAAGACCGTTTTCAGTCATTAAATCACTCGCTTCTTCCACCAAGCAGTTGGCTTCACAGTTCAGCAGGTGTGCAGCGGATAGCAACATGTTCATTCTGTCAATGCTACCATTGGCTACGGCGGCGTCAATTAGTTGTTTTCTTGGTTTCATAATCGTGTATAAATTATTTTTTAACATAATATCCACATATACGCCCGTATCTGTCACAAGCGCACACTCTATGGCTTCTAATTTTACAAAAGCATGAGTTCTCGATAAAGTCTGTAGCGTATGAGCATTGTCGGCAACGGACGGGGGATAGGATTTCCTTTTTCTTTGCCATTATGTTCTGTTAGAAAGGCTGTTCTTCTTGGATAGAATCATTCATGTTACCAATTGGCACACAATCCAAATCATAGAATCTGGTTGTCAATGCGTCAAAACCGCATATAAATTTCAGTAATCCGATATTACGCCCTTTGGCAATATCAATCATAGCAGTACCTTTTGTGCTTACATTCTTAAACTCATCCGGATAAGGCTTATCTTTTACTTCCGGCCTATATATGAGAATAACCACATCGGCAGCTTCCGCTATCTGTCCACTATCTCTAAGTCGTGCAAGAGTGGGAATCGGATTAAGGTTATCCCTGTTTAATTGGGAAAGAGCGATAATCCATATATCCAAATCTTTTGCAAGGTTCTTCAACCGCCTTGCCACATCACCCATCTGCTGCTCCTTATTAGCTCCTTTCATATTGACATTCAATATTTGCAGATAGTCAATCACGGCACCGTCAATATCATGCTTTATCTTCATGTAACGGATAGAGGATATGATTGTGTCTATGTTTGACGTGCTCCGGTCGTCAAAATATATGCTTTTCCCCGCGATATTTCCAACCCCCTTGTCAATGGCTTGTATCTGTGAATCGGTGAGCCTCGAATACATGATTTGATTGGCTGGTACTCCACTTTCCATAGAGAGAATACGAGCCGCAATTTGCTCTTTTTTCATCTCCATTGAATACATGGCTATCCTTGCACCCGAAAGGCTCGCATTGCGCATCATAGACACTGCAAGGCTCGTTTTTCCTTGTGAGGTTTCACCTGCAACAATTATCAAGTCAGACTTCTGCAATCCTCCGGATTTGGCGTCTATCTTCTCAAATCCTGTCGGAGTTCCAGTAAGCGGCTTACTTCCGGATAGGTTCTCATTAATCATTTTGTACACATTTTCAATTCCTTCATTTATTGAGGAAACGGTCGTGCTACTTGATTTGAACAATGAAGCCATGTCGTCATTGACTTTTTTTGCAACATCTTCAATGTCTTCCGCTTCGGTATATGAGTTGGAAACAAGATATTGCCCTATAGAGTAAAACATTCTTCGGATATGTAGGTCTTGGAGCCTTGAAGCGTATTGATACAAATCGAAAGTATGGCATGATACAATCTTCATGTACTCAACTATATCGAATTTCACTCCGTTTTCTTCCAGCTTACCCTTTACGAAAACAAGGTCAGCTCTATTCCCCGATGATACAACCTGCAGTACCGCCTTGTATATTTCCGCATGGAAATGGTTATAGAAGCATTCTTCGGTTAGAATATCCCTTACTTGCTCTATTGCGTCACGTTCTGCGATAATAGTGCCGAGAACGATTTTTTCTGCTTCCTCGTCACGTAATTGTACATTAACTTCCATACTCTTTCTTTGCCCAATTTAATACCGTCCTGTATAGGTTGGTATATCGTTTACGTAAATCTTTCCGGTTCTCTATCTGCTCGATAATGTCGGCTATCTGTTTACCCGTATATTTTTCTTTGAGTTTTAGGAACTCGGTTTCCGTGATTTGAGTAGAAAAGTTTTTAGGGTTACTACAGAAAGGCGCTTTCCGTTTCAACCAATCATTGAATTTAATAAAATCCGGATTTAAAGAAGCGGATGAAGAAGCCTCGGCTTCTTTCTTATCTCCGTTAGGAGATTCTTTATTATTATCTTCTCCTTTCTTAGTATTTGTGTCACCCGTGTGTCGTTTTTTAGGCGGCTGTGTCGCTTGTTGTGTCAAAAGGTGTGTCACTTGCGACTGTAATTTATTGATTTGCATTAATATAGATGTGTCAAATGCTGTGTCGTTTGGTGTGTCACTGCTGTTATATTCATCATATTTGCAAAGGGTTATCATGGTAACGCCTTGTGTGTCGTCAGTAGTAATCATACCTTCGTTTTTAAGGTGTGCCAAAAATGTTCTTACCTTTCTTTCCGTCCATCTCCACCGTCTTGATAAAAAACGTATGGAAGCTGGATATTGCCCACGATTACAGACCACTTCTCGACCTCCGATACTCACCTTTCGGGACGTTGCCTCAAATCGTGCAGACTGAATTAAGTCCAACCACGCTTCGCAACCGTTAAAAGTCCGGGCTTCATTCCACAATTCATTCGAGAAAAACTTGCGGCTTAGTTTTATAAATCCATCCATCGTAAATCAATCTTTGTTAGAAAGGGATAAACGTTTTCTTTCCATATACAAATGCAAAATGTTTATCTCTCCGCTTCTGGGACATTTTGGTATATGTTCTATCTCTTTGACAACTTCTTTGATTGAGGAAACTTTAAAGCTATCTTTTGCCATTGTCATACATCTTTCAAATAATCGTTTACAACTTTTATAAACTCATCAAGTGACCGGACAACGACATATTTAGCGCCAATACTTTCAAACTCCTTCTGATATTCTTTCTGATGTTCAGATTGCCTGCCAGTCTTTATCTTCAATTCTATTCCACAAAATGGATAGAACTTGTTGGGGATAAGGAGAATTAAATCGGGGAATCCAGCCCGAACGCCCATTTGCTTGAATTTTGCGGCTTCAATGGCGTTGCGCTTTCCTCCGTTGGGAACACAAGCAAGCCGTTTCTTCCATTTAGGATATTTCAAGTCCCAATATTTAATTATAGATTTTTGGAGATTATCTTCTAAATGTCTCATATATACTTTATTTTAAGTTCCACATCCACCGGCTTTTCCTTTTATATACTGTTAAGGAATTTGTTCACGAAGTAAACTTGTCCTTTTCCGCTTACCTTTGTAGTCAGAGTGGTATGCAAAACGCCGTTGCTTCCGGAACGTACGCCTTTTTTGATTACAAATAACCCCTGTTCGATATATTTCTGATTTGGCACATTATATCTTTCTCCATGCTTGCCTAAGTATCCTTTTTCACGAAGCCATGCGAACATTCGTTTTTCTCCAATCTCATAACCGTTTTGACTGATAATCTTTGCAAGTTCACCGATAAGACATGAGCTTTCCGCTCCACTGAATGCATTTGTAAAAGTTACAGCAGGTTTCGTTTCTTCAATAATGTTTTTGTTTTGTTCTTTGAGAAGTTGATTTTCACAAACCATTCTTTGTTTTTCCTCACGCTCGCTCTTTAGCTGGGTGGCAAGGCTTATAACAAGGTCGGGGTTGTTAATCATTTGCTCCAAAGTTGGCTGCGTGGCAGTCATACCATATTGAAGCAATTCCTTAATTCGGTCATTACACCAAATAGCAAAAGCAGGACTTAACCAGCGAGCAAACTCTAAAGCCACATCTTCGTGCATCCAGCACCCTATCCCATTCTCAATTTGCACTAAATCAGAACCTTTGCAATTTCGCAAAGCTGCTAATTCATTAATAAATTCTTGGGTAGATTGATTACGCATCCAATGACCTGCATTCTTCCCGAAGGGTTTAGCCATTTCTGTCGCATTAATCATCACATTATCACCTTTGCAGAAAGTGATAGGACTTCCATTGTACTGAAAAATTTGATTTGTCTTCATATTATAGCTTTTAGATTTTACTTAATAAAAGAGAAAGTAGGGCAGGCTAATGATAAATAGCCCGCCTCATACAGTTTACATAATGTTGCGTTCGCTATTCCTTTATTTTGGTTAGCTCGTGGTATAGGATATATATCGTATCCACTCCCTTTTTGAACGCCTTCGTGTTATCTTCATCAAAGGATAAGGCATAATCAAACAATAAATCCACAAGTTCGGAAGCCAGTTGGTCGGGAGTAATCACTTCATTAAAGAAGATGTTCAGCTCTGAAAGGTCGTATTGCTTGGGTGTTCTCATAATAAACCTCCTTTCTTCGCTGAAAGAAAACATACGATAGATGGTATGATAAATAGGATTGGGCTAATGAAGGTGAGAACCAACATTAATAACATGGACGCTGCTTTTACGTTAGCAACCAACGTAGATGTAGAAGTTACTATGCTTCGCTTCTGCTCTAAATTTGTCGGGTTTGGCATTTGAACAAATTTGAGTTATATAAAAAGAAGAAAGGCTACTGCCTCTCCAAGTCGCCAAACCCGATACACATTATTGGAATGAGTATCCACGAGAGAACAATAGCCTTATATCTTTGTGGTATAAGTATCTAATGGACGTAAAAAAGCCCATTCCAAATAAATATGTTAATGCAGGTTTGGCGTACTTGCACCGCAAAGATACACACTCAAATCAAAATACCAAAGGAAAACGCAAGAAAAAAGCGGTGAAACCTAAATTCCACCGCCTTAGTTTCCTCAAAAGAGGAGATGTAAACAAATGATATATGTGTTATTCTAACATAGGGTCTATCTCCGGATGTATTTTCAGATATTCATTTCTTAATTCTATTCCCATAAGCATAGTTATTGTATCAATTGATACGTTAGAGCCTTCAAATATCGGGTGTGTGTAAATGAAATCCTTTATGGGTTTAAAGTCTTTGTTGCCGGAGATGTCATAGCACACTTTAGCGGACAAGGTGTCTACGTCAAGTGCGGTTTTTACTCTTATTTTAGCCATTTCGGAGGAAAGCATACGCAACATTCCTTCTTTTCGTTCTGAAAAGAAAATGGAAGCCCCACTTTCCTCAAAAAGTTTCCTACCTTTATCGTTTAATTGTCTTGGGCTGTTCATTTTTGTAAAGTCATTATAGTTTGCACCTCCGTTTTTTATAAGGAATCTTTCGACAATTTCTATTCTTTGGGCTATTTCTTTTAATGTATTTTCCACATTGCTATGTCGCCTTTCCACTTCCCGGAGTCTGTTTTTTGATTCTTGGTGTCTTTGTTCGTTCTTGTATTCCCATTTAGTAAATTTACGTGCTACAATAAAACAAGTGACCCCAACAATAAGCACAACAGTAAATGACGGCCAATTGTTTAAAAGGTATTCCAATATAACTTCCATTCTGTGTATTTGTTTAGTGCCGCAAAGATAGCACATTGTTATAGATATGGGGTGATTTGCTCCAATGCTTTATAACATATTTGTCGTTTATTAACCGCTTTTATAGTACTTCTTTGCCTGCCTTGCAATCTTCTTGTTCAACTTACTTAGACGCTCTGCCTGTTTGCTATCACCTCCAATATTATGAATGTCTGACTTTCGGTCTCCGATAAGCTTCTGAATGATTGCACCTTCGGATTTGGTTATTGTAAGTTTCATGATAAGTTATATTTAGTGGGGAGCTCCGAATCGAACAGAGCGCATTGTTTTGCTGGATGGTAGATGATAATAAACTAATGAATAACTAATACTAATTGGCAATCAAAAAGAATAACCGTCCAATACGTTCAACGCTACCATATTCCCCGTTTGCCCGCCATATCTTCACAGACCGGGCAGGCAGGTTAACAAATTGCTTCCGGATAGGTGGTCAAACCACACCGGGAAGAGTAGTTAACAATTAGCTAAAGTATAAATCACTTAACCCGAACCTTTCACGGGGCTTCTGCGTGAGCAGAGGGCGTTTGGTTAATTATATCAAGTCTAATATCTTTGTCTTGGCTATGGCATCCAACTTCATGTCTTGAAGCCCTTGCTTCATGTATTCCGCTGCCTTTTTGTTGGCATCATCCATGTCTTTTGCCGCTATTAGAACATAATACTTGTTCTCTTTTTCTTTCCCGTTGTCGTCTACGAAAATTTCAACGAGAGTAACCTTATAGAAGAACTCATCTTCCTGCTTCTCATTGACAATCTCACGTATCTTGCTTCGGCTGATTGCGAAAACGTCACAATCGCCATTATACAGTTCATTGCCTTTCAATTCCACATGACCGAAAAGCTCATCATCGGTAATGTAATGTTCGGTGACTTCCTTTTCATCGCCTTTCTCGTTAACTTTGTTTACTTTAAGCTTAAATTCGTACAGCATGATATTATATGTTTATAGGTTACACATCAGAACGGAAGGTCGTCACCAACATTTTGCATTGGTGGAAAATCGCTTTGTTGTGGCGCGTCGCTCTCTGTTATGGCAGGTCTTGAGGACGAACTTTCAGACCGACCTCCCAAAACAATGTCATAAGCAAGTATGTCTGTTATATACCGCTTGATTCCGTCTTTCTCATATTCCCGGTAACTGATAGTGCCGAACACTGTTACCTTATCCCCTTTGTGGATATACTTTTCTGCAATATCGGCAATGCCACGCCATGCGACAATATTATGCCAGCTCGTTTTCTCTGGCACATCTGTTCCGTCCTGCTTTTTATAACCTCCCGTAGAAGTTGCAACGCTGAATGTGGAAACCTTTACGCCGTTATCAAGCGTCCTTGTTTCGGGGTCTTTGCCTACGTTACCTATAATAAGGCACTGATTGACACTTTTACTCATTATTTTCTCCTCCAAATATCTTTTTATCGGTTATAAGTTCTCTGTTTTCTTCCAAGAACCGGATAAACTCCTCACAATGATTAGTAAGAATGGGAATATCACGTTCAGGATTGAAAACGTATGTTTCTGTATAGGTATCTATCACATAACCGCCTTTGTTGAACTCTACAATGTTGTACTCAAATGTCCGCACATCCGAACCGTTCTTCATCAAAGCGTATGGATAAACTAAATGTTGGTGGTGGTCTTTGAACTTCCCTACAGTATAGCTTCCAGTTGTTTTGATATCGTGGACGCTGGCCGGCATCAGCTCGTCAATTACCCCATAAACCAAAACATTGCCGTATGCGGTTGGAAGAATCGCTTCTACTCTTTGTTGGGTTAATGCTCCTTTGAAGTAACCGGAAAACTCTCGGCAAAGTGAGATTGGGAAAGTAAAAACACGATTATTATAGGTAGCTTTCAAACCTATAACCTCGTTGGTCTGAACCTCATCGTAATACAAAGGTCTACCTGTTTCGTCACAAGCTCCTTCGCGTATTACCTTATATACCTTTTCAACCTGCACAGTTTCGGATTTCCGATTTTCAACCATACAGTCAATTATCTCCCCAAAACATGTTCCTCTATCAGCTTTTTCGCTATCGAAAGGTACTCTGTTTATCCTATCGATAAGAGATTGTAATTGTTGTTCTCTGAACTCATCTTCATCACATGGGGGATTGTCAGAAAAAGCATAATATTTTTGATATATCTTATCACTGTCTATATAATTCTGATAAGAATCTAACAATGTCGGGTATAGTTTATAAGATATTTTACTCATTCGCATATCTCCATTTGTAACCACCTGCTGTATGATGACTTTTTCTACCTATACAACAACTGATAATATTAGCATTATTAATACCTGTTTGTCTTTCAGCCTCTTTAGCACTTTCAAATGTATTTATTGATGTACCATCCTTTCGGCACTGAACAACGGCTTTTGACATCTTCGGGTGATTTATTTTCTTTTTGCTAAACCGTTCGTTTCTTGTCCCGTAATTAGCATTATATCTCCATGTGCACCATTCTAAGTTAGGAACAGAGTTATTGCTTTTAACCTCGTCTTTATGATTAACACATGGAAGATTCTGCGGATTAGGAATGAACGTTTCGGCAACAAGCCTCTGAAGAGATTTATATTCAACTTGTTGTTGTTTCCATAGTGATATTCGTAAATATCCACTCCATATTTTATTAGGCTTAATTATCTTTCCTGTTATCTTTCTAAAATTACCATACCTGCTTTTAATAAGCCTATCTAAAGAGCGAACTCTACCAAGGGTACTTACTTGATAGAGTCCTTCATAACCTTGAATGTCTTTCCAAATCTCATTAGGCTGCATCTGAATAAGTTTTAGTTTTCTTGTCAAATACCAGTCCCAAAGCCTTTACCTTTGCAGCAAACAGGCTTCTCGCCATCATCAAAGAACTACCTACATGTTCAAACTCATTAATATGGGCGATAAATTCATTGGCAGAATTTGCATCGGTAATAAACTCAATGTTTTCTTTAATCTCTTCAATCACCTTGTTATATTTGTCACTTTCTGCTTTTTTTTGAGCCAGCATTGCAAGATAAGGATTAATCACTTGTGTGGTGATAAAATCATTCTTTGCTGTCGGATTACCGTTGGCATCCAAATTTGTGGGAACTTCCATCACACTTGGCAGGTTACAGGTGTTCTTCCCGTCATTTCTGTTGGTCGGGTCAAAAGTGATTGTACACTTAACTCTGCCATTCTCGTTCTTGGCTTCCATGTAGCCCAATAAGTCAAGTTCGGTAACAATTGAGTTGTAGGATTTCTCGCGCAAAGCCGGAATGAATACTGTATCGTCACCTTCTTTCCGTGTATCACGGTGGGCAACGAAGATGATGTTTTTGTTCAAATTGGATAAATTACGTACAAATCCGCTAAACTCTTGGTTAATGCCACCCCAATCTCTTATCTGTGGTTGCCTTGTGCCGCATTTGTAAGAAATGATATAATCCATCATCTTGCCGATGGTGTCTATTACTATTGTCTGATAACTGGATAAATCTTCTTGCAGAACCTGCTGGACGTCCGTCCACGATGTTATCTGTACAATATCAACTCCATCCAAGTGGGACATGTTCACACGCTTCACACCGTTATCGAAGTCCAGTAATAAAGGTTTGGGGGCACTCAAAGCGGTTGTTGTTTTTCTCATACCCGCTTGACCGTACACCATCATTTTGATGGTAGTCGGTATTACCAATTCGTTTGCTTTTTTAATAAGTGGCATAATATATAATTTTAAATTCAACAATACCTTGGTAAGCCTTGACTAAGGCAGAGGTTTCTTCTTTCTTCTTCCAAACTCTCATCTGTATATTCGCATGAAATACGAGAGGCGTATCGTTTCAGCCTCTTATTAAAGGATTTTCTATCTTCGTTCAAGATGTTTTCCTCTTTATTCTTTGAAGACTGTTTCACTTTATTTTCCATGCATAATTATTTTTAAACCGCCCGCACAAGGTTAAAGGGAAACGGTGCGCACTTCGCTTCTCTCACGGCTTTTAGTACGGTAATAGCTCTGACCTTTTCTGCGGCTGGAATAAATTGCTATTTCATTTCCACTGCTTCTCCATTTATTAAAGTATAGAATGTATCTTCTTTGATTGACTTACCGTCTACTTTGAACGCTTTGACTGAAATGATAGGATAAGTGCTTCCATCCCATTCTCCACGTTCTGTAAGCACAATCCAGCATCCTAATGCTCCCTTTGCCTTGCAATCCTTTCCGGCAGCAAGAGCTATGCTTTCTTTGCCGGTAGCTGATGCAGCGCCTTGGTAGCCGGTAGCTGATGCAGCGCCTCGGTTGCCGGTAGCTAATGCAGCGCCTCGGTTGCCGGTAGCTGATGCAGCGCCTTGGTAGCCGGCAGCTGATGCAGCGCCTTGGTAGCCGGTAGCAATTTTTTCTTTTGCCCATTTGCATTTACTGAACGTAAACTTGATTGCCGCATCAACAATATTCTTAATACTTAACTCTGCTCCTATGTGGATTTTTGAGCAAGCAATTTTGGTATCATCCGTATCGACATCCATGTCCCCACTGCCTTCAACTTCATGGAACTTGTTCATACCAATGTATGCAGGTGGATAATAGCCGAATACATCCAAGGGATGAAGGCAGTAATGGAAACCATTACTACAAGCGCTTATATCACCTTGTTCTTCGTAATCTTTTCCCTCTTCATATTTAAAATCCCTGCAAGTCATATCAGGATTGAAGCCTTTGAACCCTTTTATCTTACTGAATTCTTCCGGGATAGTAACATTACCAGGAAGGTCTGCTCTGAGAACCATATATGCCATATAATTTGTATCAAACCCCGCTATTCCCGTTCCAATGGCGGTAAGAAGAAACTCCTTTTCAGAATGTTCGTTGGCAAAATTCCTCAAGTTACCCAAATAGATTGTCAAATCTTCTTCTGTGACTTTCTCCATATCTTTATCTAGAGTAGGAATAGCATAGGATTGCCCTTGCAATCCTTCGGCTTGTCCCATGATTGCACCGAATTTCTCAACTGCTAATCTGGCTGCTCCACCGGCATGGTTGCCGTTCATATTACTGCCAAAAACAAATATTTGATTCTCTTTAAGTTCCTGAATATTTTCAGGAGTAAATTTCTTTTTCATATTTATATTGTTATTAATTGGTTTCAATAAAAAACCGGAATATCTTCACAGACCGCCCGGATACGATTAAACAAATACTTCATCTGTAGTGAAGATGTTGCGACACCCGGACTCGAACCGGGACGATTTTGCTCGATATTGCCGTGAAGGATTTTCACCTATTATCTATATTTTCACGTGCACCTTCGCAGGTTGAGGTTAAGGCGAATGCTTTTCTACATATAGTGGCATTCCTTTTATCGTGAACCTCTTCAATCCTTACGTCTACCATTCCGCCATGTCGCAGTGTTTCCCGACCAGCACGTGGACGGGACTGTTTATATTAAAATTATTCTTAATTATTCACCCTCACGGGCTTATTGAGTAATTTTTAAGAAATCAGGAGAAATCCCATATAAGGGCGTTTTGCCATCCCATTTATCAATAAATTGTTTGTATAAGATTTCTTTCGTCAATCCTCTTGACGTAATTAGAGCCTGTTCTGTCTTTAACTGTTCAAGCTCATTTCGTTTTCTCTGTTCTGCTATTTGCTGGTCTAACACTGAGATATTGGTATTAACCTCATTACGGCTATCAATCTTTTCACGTACTGCTCTTGAAAATTCAAGCTGCGCGGAAAAAGTCAACAATTGAAGCCCTCTTTTCTCAAATTCTTTATCTACTATCTGTTCCAGCCGTTTTTCAAAAAGAAGAGAACCGCCATCAGCCATCAAACTGTCTGTCTTATGTTTCCGGCTTTCTTCTTTTATCAAGTCATAAATACGCGGTTCAAGTATATTGTCTTCAAGGCTTTGCATAAAACCATCTTTCCCGGATTCCGTATCGGCTTTATCTATATGTTTATTATCGAATACAACATCAACAGCCCTATTTTTTATAACTTTATATGAATAGGTGGGACATGCATTAAATTCTGTGTTATCGGCAGCTTTCAAAGTGACAGGTTTGGCAAATTCACCTCTTTGGTCAAATAATGGGACTTGAAACAACTCTGTACCCCATTCCCAAGTGGAAACTCTACCCGATACCACCTTGAAATCCTCTTTCCCTTGCTTACCGTAGTTCTCCATCAGAACCCCAGCATAGTTAGGGGCTACTCTTTCGCAAGAAGCGAATACCAATAAGGTCATACAGACCAATGTCAGATTAATCAATCTCTTCATTTTTTAAGTTTTTAATTAGTTTATAAAAAAAATAAATTGTAGTGGCTGATATTATTGCTACACCCAGCCAAGCGTGTAGGTGATTAAAAATCCTGTTCCCAATAGCAATTCCGATAATCAAAAGTGTTATTAATTTGATGTACTTATTCATAATTCTGATTATTTGGTTATTATTGTTCCCGTGAGCGTTCCGATGGTAGCCTTACTACTCTCAAGCATCTATTGAGAGCCACGGGATAATTACATATTACTTCAATTTTCTGATTATATCACCGCCATAAGAATATTGAGTTAACTCTATAAACTCATGTACGGTGTAAGTATCATTGTCAATGTCTATTCCCTTATTGGCACAGAATGACAGCCTTCCTTGCTTGCACGAACCGGTCAGCACATGATGCCAATGGAACAATTCTTTAGCCGATACCTTTTTAGTAAAGTCCTGAAAATGCTTTTTAAAAGCTTCCAACCTTTCCTCCTCAGTTGAATCGTCATACAATTTTTCTTGAAGCGACGCAAAGGCCTCGTGCAATGTTTCTCCATGAGCGAATTTCCCATTCCTTTTTGCAACAAATGTCTCGGTCAATGTAAAGTCATCGTTCAGTATATATCCTTTAGCTACATTGTCATGAACATGCTTGATAATTGTAGGAATATCATCAATGATATATACTTTGTCACCATTGAATGTTTTAATTCCATCGCCATAGCCATAGCCAGAGCCATCGCCATAGCCATAGCCATCGCCATAGCCAGAGCCATCGCCATAGCCATAGCCATCGCCATAGCCAGAGCCATCGCCATAGCCATAGCCAGAGCCAGAGCCAGAGCCAGAGCCATCGCCATAGCCATAGCCATAGCCATAGCCATAGCCATCGCCATAGCCATAGCCAGAGCCAGAGCCAGAGCCAGAGCCAGAGCCAGAGCCATCGCCATAGCCAGAGTATATACTAAGAAACTTTCTTATCTGTTCTTCCATACGGCTACCTCCTCAATGGATTTTATCGCTTCATCTGTACAAGGAATTATTTCTATAACTCCCAAAATAGAGATTATCGGTACAACTAATGTAAATTTACAATCATTAGGTCTTTTCGTTCCCTCAACAGCTAATTGGCTGATAGATGCAGCCCCATGCCAACACCACAATCTTCGGCAGTCTGTCAATGTAACCTCACTACCATTTTTTTCTTTCAATACTCCGTAAAATACGCCCGCTCTGTCTGCTCTAATAATTACTTTTTTCCCAATCATAATTCTATATATTTAAAGATTAATAAATATTGGCTCCCCTCAACGCAACAATACGTGTTTGGCTTTTCAGCGTGCCCGAATTTGACGGGAAGGGAGTATATATAATAAGCGTGTACGGGCGCCTTTCATTACCACCGCATACTTTATACCGATTTAAGACTGTATCGGACGCTTATGTTGTCTTTATGACCTTTGTCTCTTGCGATACGGGTGCCCAAACCGCATACTCTCTACCGTAGGACATTTCGGTGCGAAGAGACAATCACGATAACCAAGCCTATACGGAGTCCCCGCGTTTCCGCTATCCGTAATCCTCGGTTATATTGAAATAAGTCTAAATATCAAATACTTAAACCTTATTTCACATTCAATACGTCAAAGAACTATGTATTTTGCTCCCTCTGCACGACTCGAACGTGCGACCTTCGCTAACCGGAAATTACCGGATACTAAACCTTCGAACAAGTAACCATAGCGATGCTCTGCCTGGCTGAGCTAAGAGGAAGGAGCGTTGTTCACACAACGCGGTTTTAATAGTCAAGACTGTCGTAATACTGCTTGTTGTTCATATATTCAGATACTACCGCCGACCGTGAGCTGTCGTTTATCCGGCTTCTGATGAAGTCATACTTATCGGAACTCATGCCAGATAATACATCATCGTTGTATTCTACACGGCTGCTGTATATACATCCCGCCATAATTGCTATTATTAGAGCAATCCGAAGAAGCAGGGAAGTAATTCTGTTTAAGCTATATGGTTTCATCTTTCCAAATATTTAATCAATGCCGATTTCTTAAATCGAAGAAGTCTACCGTTTTTTGTATGAGGTATATTAGATATATTGTTATACAAAGTACCAACACTGCACCCAAGAATATTAGCAGCCTCTCCTACCCCAACCCATTCATCCGAACATTCAATCACTGTTTCCTCTACAATCCTTTTCACATCCTTGCGCATAAGTTTGTACAGTTCTTCTGCTAATATTCTTGCTTCTGTGCGAGTCATAACTTTTTAACGGCTGTAATTGTAATTTCCCATGTTTTCGTATTAATAGACACCTTATATCTCTCTACATCCGGTCTTGGGTCTGCTAACGCGGCTCTATAAGCAACAGCTCTCGCTGAATCGCAAGCTCTGTAATCACTTAGACGTACAGTAAGCGAAGCCCCTGGTTTAATCTTCAAAATATCTTCTCTTGTTACTTTCATACCACTTATTATATAAATTTTCTCATTTTATTTGCTTATATATAGAAAATATACTATATTCGCCGATGTAAAAACAAAAGATAAGCGGCTTTTATAGTTGCTTCTATTTTTTATGCCTTGTTGCCGTCGTTCTTTCGTTCTAAGAACACCGCAAAGATAGTACATTTATTTTGTACCCAAAAGAAAAAGTACAGGAAATATGTATGTTATAAAACATGTTTAGCCAAGACATAAAAACATGTCTAAAAATTGGTCTTTGAAATGTTGTACAATCGGTTATTATTCGAATTTAAAGGATAGCTGTACTTTCACTTTTTTAAACCTGTCATTTGGAAGGTTGTGTAATCGGACTATATCATTCATGGAGTTTGTACACATGGAGTCAACCATTTCATTGTATTTGTCTCCATTATGTCCTTTTACCCAGCGAAAACATACGGAGCTAAGTGTCTTTACCCGTTCGTTGTATTTGATTATCAAATCTCTGTTTTTCTTCGGCTTCCAAATACCAGAAAAAGACGTTGATTGCATATTTGCTGTCTGAATACACGGTTAGGTCAGAACCTTCGGGGACGGAACAAACAGCGCTTATGATAGCAAGCATTTCCATACGGTTATTGGTCGTATAAAGAAAGCCCTTTGAAGCGGTTTTTACAACTTCTCCCCTATGGATTATCAGATAGGCTGAACCTCCCTCTCCATACACTGATGTGTTTTGACATCCTCCGTCTGTATATGCTATATATTTACTCATTGTCTTGGTATTTTATATATTAAATTATCACGCACGTATGTGTTTATATACGCTGTATAACCCCATTCTCTCTGTAAATAATATATGTTCCCAAAATAGAAATATCATAAATAAGCAGCGTTAATGGGATTATCAAACGGATTTTCATAAACAGGATGCTTGGACACTTTGAGATTTGATGATTCTACACGCTTCTTGTGATTATAAATAACGTGCTTATATTTCTCGGTAGTCCCTCTGTCGCATATAGAGTAAGAACAAGGAATGACAATCCATCCGCTTCCGTCTTTGGGGTTATAGATAAAATGTTTCCTTCCCGTTCTTTTGCGCCACTCTTCAACGGTGTTGGCATTCACGGTATGGATAACCATTTCCCCGTGCGCCCTTGTCTTGGAGATTACTCCGTTTCGGAACATTTCATTCATCAGTCTGTGTGCGGTACTTCTGCTTGAACCGGATATATTTCCAAGTTTGCGCAAAGTCAAATCCTTGGTAAGGGCACAACGTTTTTGTTTCGGTTTCCCGTTACTCTGCGGAAAGTTGTCTCTATCAATAGAATTGACTGCACAAAGAAGCATAATACAGTTCAGCTCATGCACAAGCATGCGAATTGAATATTCCTTCTTATTCAGTTTATAGCAATAATCAGAGGTGTAATTAAAAGGCGTACGCCCTATTGACCTTTTGATTTCCTTGCTTTTAAAAGTGTTTGCAAGAAAGCTGCCTCCTTTTACGGAAAACAGAAAACTGTCGTTTAACGCTCCGTTAATAAGGCGTTTGGCTTTATCGTGAGAAACATGAAACAGTTTCATCACTTTATAAGGGGTTACATCGGTAAGTACAGAATTTGAATACAGACACTTGATACCAATAGCAAAGGCAAGCAATTCTTTTTCAGCCTTGCTTGCCTTGTATCTTTTGATTATATCTATTGGTATATTAAGTATGTCCATTGACCGATTGTATTTTATATAAAGAATGAATCCCGTAATAGGTAGCAGCTATCACAGGATTCATCTCATATAATTAGCCCGAAAGGGGTAAGTATAAACAATGTCAATTGAACAACTGCTACTTGTTACGGCGACAAATATAGTACATATTTTCTGTACTACAAAATAAAAAGTGAAAAATTATGGATGATGTCACAAAAAGGTTTTTTGAAGTACTTGACAAAGTCGGTATAAGCGGAGCCTCTTTATGTAAAGAGATTCCAGATTTGACCAAACAAAAACTTTCCAATGCAAGGAATGGAAGAAATAGCATACAAATAGATGTTGTAAGCTATGTATGCTCACATTACAATAATATAAACTCTGGATATATATTGACAGGAAGAGGAAGCATGTTCTTTGAAGAAAGCTTACAAGTTGAAAGTTCAAAAGTTAACATTATTTCAGACAAGGAGCAAGATGACATTAAAAAAGATTTAGAGATAGCAGTAACACAACTGGAAGAAGACCGAGATACCATAAAAGTCCTAAAAAAAATAATAAAAAGACAGCTTTCAGAAATAGAAGAACTTAAAAAAGCATTAAAGATGCAATCTCCCGCTTAAACAATAAACAAAAGATAGATGTTATCAAAAAAAAAGCCTGAGTAACAAAAAAATGAAAAATCTAAAAGAAAGACTCATCACTGCTGTAGATAGCATCTTAGTTGAAGAATTAGAAATTTTACACATTTTATACGGCATGCAAATCATTCCCTGTAAAAAGGAGCATACTATGACTAATACATTTGATTTGCGTAGTCTAAATCAAGACTTGTTAAATGAAGAAAAAGGAAACACAAGAGGAAAGAGCAATAGACCGACTAAAGATATTTATCGAATACGCAAAAACGGAATTAAAGGTAATAAAGGGATATAGCTCCTTTGAAACGTATTGCGGATTAGGCAACGGATACATCAGTAATTCGGACAAAAAAGGAAAAAGTAAAGGAACAATAGGAAGCGATTTGATAGCACGTATATCAGATGCTTTCCCTATGCTTAATGTCAAATGGCTATGCTCCGGGAAAGGAAACATGATAGATGATTCTTGGAAGTACGAAGAAAAGATTATAGCCATAAAAAAGATACTAATGTGA